TTACCATCATTTCAACATCTTCGACTTCGAATTTCACGCCGTTGTTGACGATGCGATTCAATTCTTCACGTTCAAGTTCAAGTTGCTTTATATCGTTTTTTTCTTCCATATCCTTGCGTTATTTTAGGAAGAAAGCCCCGAAAACACGGGGTCTTGGGGCTTTCTCTGTTTTTGAATGTAAGACTTTCGCCGTCTTATGGGTTCGGGTTCGCCGGGGTGTTTGAACTTTCAGCCTTTGGAACGGCGTGAATTGCCTTTTTCGCGCTATCGGAAACGGCGCAAGGTGTGACGGTGAAGTCAACCAGGACAATTCCGGACGTTGACAAGTCGCCATTGATGACGGCTTCGATGTCGCCGTTTGGAATCTCAAAGTCAAGACCTTGTTCGGTTTCAACCAAGATTGCCTTGTTTGCGACAACTTCATCACCATCGAACAACCATGCACCCGATGTTGAATCAACAGAACCGCCGATGTATGCGGCAAGCATTGTTGGGTCGGGGTTCATGATTGAGAAAGTGACCTTTGGAATCTTCTTGGACTTCTTGCGAACTTCCGGGGCGGAATGACCCTCTTCGAAGTGTTCCGTTACGTCTGACGCGTCTTGACCAATCTTGGCGGTGTCCTTGTAGGTCTTGCCAATCTTCGCCATTGACTGCGGCATTGCGCCCGTTGCTTCACCCGTGGTTGCGTCTGTTACAACCTCACCAACCTTGATTTGGCAAAGTCCAAGGGTGATAACTGTTTTCTGTGACTGTGGCATAATTTTGAATTTTTAATTGTTATTTACTCACTTTGAATGTTCCACGAAATCCGAATGTTCACGAAGTGTTGCTTCATGTTCGTTTCGGACAATGTTGATTGTGAATCTACCTTGAACAATAAACCGGGAATCTTCGTTTCTCTCAACACTTGCATGACCTTGGTCGTGATTGCTTTCAAACGCGTTGTATTGGCTTTCATCATCGACTTTCCTTTCACTTTCTTGGGGACATCTGCAACGTATATGTTCACGTTGCTTGTCGCAATCTGTGGCAAGAAGTCTTGTGTTGAAGATATTGTGTTGATGCAAATATCTTCATCCTGGGAATCTTCCGGGCGGTCATCGCCCTTGTATATTCCGCCGGAAATCGCATTCTTGACCGTTGGAACGTTCAACATGCGAAAAACGATTGTGTCAATATCAAAAGAAGTTTTCATTCTGCTGCGCGTTTAATGTTTTCGACAAGTTTTGCAAGCATCTTTGGCAATTCCCTTTTTGCTAATTGCTCGGCGGATGTTATTACATCACGTCCCTTTGATTCTACATGAACGGCGTAATTCATTCCGGCGGTCACGACCAGGCAAACGCCCGTTGTTTCGCTTCCAACCTTTCTTGCAAGGGATTGTCCGGCTTTGACCCCGGTCGCCCCACTCAACGTTTGTTCATATACCGAATGAACGGCAACACCATCAACAAACACGGCATAACCGATTGAGGAACGCAAGTTGCCCGTTTGGTCATGAAAACCAATTTCGGGCGGAACTTCGCGGGCGTGTGTGACACACATTTCACCAAGCATCATCAAGCGTTCAATCTGTTTTTGTTTGACCGCTTCCAGGAACGCATCAATGCGCGCCTTGACATCTTCGCGGGTGAAGTTCGGTTTTATAGCCATAATCGCGAATGCAATTGTGATGGGTCGAATCGCAAGCAAACCCCGGTGATTCTGACATCTGCACCCTCTGCATCGTTGGCAACAACCACTTTTGCACCAAGTTCGACTTTCGGGCAAGTCTTTGGCAACTGAATCAAGGATGTAATCTTGTGCATGATGCCGCCGACCTGGATTTCAGTTCCGCGCCCGTCCGTTTCCTCTCGACACATAGAAAGAAAGGTCATTTCGGGTGTTGATTCCTGGAAATCACCATCTTCATTCTGTGTTGATTCCTCGGATGGTTGAACCAAGAACAGAAAATGCGGGTATTGATTTACGAATGCCATTATCACCAAATATTTGATTTGTTGCGGATTTTAGGACGGGAAAACAACACGTTTGGTTTGCCAAGTTCATTGCAAAGGGCGTTATAAAACAATTTGACGGCATCCATGTTCCAGGAAACGGAATATCCGCCCTCTGTCACATTTTGCGTCATCCCTTTCAAGACTACCGACATACGGTTGTACACGGCATTGTCGCAACTTCCGGTATCGGCATTTTCATCGGCTTCGATTCCGGCTTTCAACATGATTATTTCGATGTCATCCGCCGAAACGTTCAATCCTTTCAAGGTTTTTTCCAAGTATTGTTTATTCGTCATATCGCATTAGCAAATGGCGGACGGCAAAGACACAAGGCTTTCAACTCCATGCCGCCGCCCGCCCGGTTTTTAGTTCTTGTTCCAGGATGTTGCGTTGGTCTGCATAAGAACAGAACGTCCCGCAAGATTCCAAGCGGGGAATGCGTTCGCGATTCCCTGGGTGACTTCCTGGACGGGTTCTTCGTTGCTGAACTTCTTGACCAGGGTGTGACCGTGCATGACCTTTTCGGCAACTGAACCAGGAAGTTTCTTGGCATCAATAGGCTTCTTCCACCATGTGTTGCCAAGCACCTTTGATTCAGAGAACAGAATGACATCATCCTCAAACGGATTGCCCGTGTTGCGTGAACCATCGGCAAGTTCGATGGTGATGTCCTGGTCGATGACGATAATCTGCAAGCCCTTGAACGTTTCTTTCTTCTTTGCAAGATAGTTGTTGACGGCTTCAAGGCTTGGCACGTCCTGGGTGTTTGCGATATTCTCGACAACCGTTGCACAACGCTTCACAACTTCCTCTTGTGCTGCTAACTTGTCAAAGGTTTCGACATTCATGAACGCGAACTTGTACTTCGCGCCATAAAGCGATTTGCCAAGTTTTATTGCCCTTGGGAAATCAACGGTCAAAGGCTTTCCGGATGTTCCGGAATAAGCGGTCTGAACGCCAATCTTGTTTGAAGCGGGAACAAGGTAATCGACATTGTATTCACTCACGATTGCCGCGTTGTTGGACGTTGTGAAAGTGACCTTGCCAAGTGAAATTTCTTTCAAGGCAATCCACTCCAAACGGGCGGCAACGCCATCCCAACAGAACTTGGTGTCCTCTGCCCAAAACTCAACCAGGGCGCGCAAGTCGGGGTTGTTGGATGACATTGCGACCATAATGTCGTATTCTGTCAACTCGTCCTCGTTCTTCTCGCGGGCAATGGTAATCTTTGGGATGTCACCCTGGATTCGTGAAATGGCTTCACGGGTCTTGCGTGGAATTGTAGAACCGCGTGACACAAGGTCGGCGGCAATCTTCAAACCCGCCTGGGCTTCAAGCATCTTCCAATCAAGACGGGTTGTTTCTTTCAAGGGGAACAACGTTGGATAATAGTAGTCTTTCAAATCATAGGTATGAATGACGGCTGCCATATCCTTTTCGTTTAACCCTATCATCAATGATTTCTGCATATCTTCTTGATGGTTTTATTGGTTAGACATAAATGATGCCTTTCAAGGCGGTCTTTGCGGCATCAGTTACCGCCGGGGCGTTGGCTTCGCGAACAACACCCATCACCCATGCGTCAACAAACAAGTTGGTGTTGGCTTCAACATCCATGTTTGAACCCGCAATGGCAACCGGGGTGTTCTTGACGGTCTTGTTTGCGCCCGTTGTTTGGAAAGCGGTTGCGCCCGCGCTGATAGCCGCGCCAAGGGTTGTGCCAAGGGTGATAACATCCTTTGCGGCATCTGACTTGTCGATTGCGGTTATCTGCTGACCGTTGTAGTTGCCAACGGCAAAGTAATCGCCAACCTTGAAGTGATGACCCTTTGCGACCTCATAATCTGTTGCGGTTGCGGTTGCTGCGGTTACGACCTGGGCGGTCTTGCAAACCTCATACAGTCCGTTTGAACCCTTGGCAAGCGGTGTTCCCTCATACAGAGCCGAACCGCCAAGGTTCGCAACCGATACGGTCACGCCGCCTGGAATGTCTGCAACGCGGTGAAGAATGCACTTCACAACGCGGTTGTCTTTCTGTCGTTTAATTGTAAGTGACATTTCTTTTTCGGTTTTAATCGTTAAACTTCTTTGCCCGTGAACGTGTCACTTCCGGGCTTCTGCGATTCCACAAATTCGGCAACTCCTTTGGAAACGCCGTCATCGCCCTTGTTCGCAAAGAACGGGCGGGATTCGGATGAAAGGTTGGAATCGGCGACACGCTGATTTGCGGATTCAACATCGGTCTTGGTATCGGTCAAGAACTCATTGAACGCTTCATCATCGTTGAATGTCATGCGACCAAAGTCTTTCAATGCTTTCGCCTTGAACGCTTCGTCTTTGCATCCGCCAAGAATCTCATTCAATTGTTTCAACCTGGAATCCGACAATGCGCTTGCGCGATAACCGTTCAATTCGTCTTGCAACGGCTTGACGGCATCCGCGATTGCACTTTTGACCATTGCGGCAATGTCGTTCGGATCTGTCTTTTCGGATGGGTCGCCGCCGGGTTCGGTTTCCTTTTCCTTGAAGTCATACTTCTTGCGCAAATTGCTTTCAAAGGTCTTGTTGGATTCGTTGACCTCTTTGTCCACATCGGAACGATAGTCTTTGACGAAATCATTGACTTGCGCATCGGTCAACTTTTCGACAATGCCTTTCGCTTCGTCCTCGGTTGTTGCTTGTAGGGCAAGAACACCCGCCAAGACTGCCAAACCGTCTTTTCGCACGCCCGAAAACTTTGCAATCAGTAATGCGAGAATTGTTTTCTTCATTGTTCGTG